TTAGTTTGTTTAATCTTATTCTTTACCTTTTCCGATTCAAATGGATTTTTGACACCATAACGCTTTAAAAAAGTTTGCTCTTTTTTCTTTTTAACATAATCAGACTGTGATGGATTTTCACAACCATAATTTTTTATAAAAGTTTGTTTCATCTTTTCTTTAGTTTCTTGTGCTGTTAATACGGCATTAGGAAAAAGCGACTTATATTCTTCTGTCGTTATATTATGTGTTTTTAAATGTTGCCCAGATATATTATTTAATCTTTTACCACATATTTTGCATGTTACGTAATCCACATTCTCTACTTTATCACGATAATAAAAATCGTAACAATCTTTATTTTTTGACAAATGATAATATAAGTTATCTTTTCTAGCAAAAGATTTACCGCAAAAATCACAGTGATACAACTCTTTATTCTTCATAGTTAACACCGTAATAAGATTTTTTAAATTCGTCAATTTGCTCTTTTGTGTAGTATCTTCTATTGTTAACTGTACGAAAAGCTTTTAACTTACCAATTCTGTCCCAATACTGTAGAGTGCTCACGGCTACACCTAGCAAAGTTGAAGCTTCTTTTGGTTTTAATATCTGCATAGCAATCACTCTCCTTAGTTATATATAATATTATATAGTATATATAATTAAGTTATGTTTTTTAACGATTTTTTTTGTTTTTCTTTCTTTATTTGATTTGTGATGTCAGGAGACGGTCCCCATTCACGTACCAAACATTTTGAAAAATCAACATACATCCGCAATTGCTCTCCTGCTTCTCCATCTCTATTTTTAAAGACATATATTATACTAGTATTGTTAGCATTATCAGCAGGTGTAGCGTTTATAGTTACTCCACAGTCTACTATCCTAGCGATACCATAAGATTCTGCGATGTTACTCTCATTAAGAATCTTGCCAGATTCTAACTTTTCTAATGCCGCCCTGTTAAGCTGAGTCGCTGTTATTATAGGTACATTAAATTCAATTCCTAAGTTTCTCAATTGGCTGTATATACTATCAAGCTCAAATCTCCTATCATTATAATGATGTGTTGACCTCATAATATCAGCATAGTCTACTATTATAGCGTCTGGTACAAAATCTTTTACCATCTCCAATCTTCTTATAAACGTCGCGATATCCGTAGCAGTTATAGTATCTGATGGATACCTTTTAACTATAAGATTACCTATATGCTGGCTCATTAATTCTTTTATCTTCTTAACTGCCTTATTGGTCTTTAACTCTTCCTTAGTCAATCCTAATAATCTCATATCATATCTTTGTATAGTTATCTCCTCTGACATTTCCAAACTTATATGTAATACATTTTTCTTCTGCAATAACAAATTTGCACCTACGTTTACTAAGTACATACTCTTACCACTATGAGCTGGTCCCATAAACGTAAATATTTCTCCTACACCAAAACCACCAAATATATTATCAAATGTCTCCCAACCTGAAGGAATTCTAGGAATTTCTTTATTCTCTTTTCTTCTCTTCAATCTCTTTAAAATCTCTTCACCTTCATAGACATCTACACCGAAATCATCTAATGCAGCACCGATGGTTAAAGCTTTTTCGATTCTTTCCTTTACATTATTATGTTTCTTTGGATCACCTAGATCTTCCATTGATTCTATAATTGCTCTCTTCAATGCTTGGCAACTTATAAAATTCCTTATACTTTCTTCGATAAATTCCAATGTAGATGTAGAAATTCTTTTGTGATTAAATATTTCATCTAATGTTTCATCTATTGTTTCCGAATAATACCTTTCAGCTACAAACTCTTTAAACGCATCTTTAGTTGGCATACCTTTATACTTATTATAAAAATCTTTCAATGCCGCAAATATTTCTGAATATTCTACTATATCGAAACTAGCTGGATCTGTAAGTATACCAATCCTTTCAAAAATCTTAGGCTCCTGTATCATAGCTGCGATAATTTCTTTTTGGAATTCCGGAGAGAATGAAAAAGTCTCGGTATTCCAACCCTGTATACTAGACAATATCTATCACCTTCCTTGTATTTTTTATCTAAATATTTTAGACAAATTTTCTATCGTTATATCTTCTTCTTTCAATGAAAGTATTTTTTCAGCGAACTCTGGCTCGAATTCTCCTTTGAATATATTTATTATATCATAAAACGACAGACTTGGATTAAGTTTTTTCAATTTAAATAAACTTTTTATATTTACCTTCAAGGAAGGTGTCAACCTATAGAAGTCTTCGTTGGTCTTAGTAATCCAGTGTTTATTCAATTCTTTCCTAGTTTCTTCTTTATTCTTAAAATCATGATATATATTTACCATCTTCGGCGATAGAATAATATTACTTAATGGAATTTTTCTATCAGGCATATTTACAAGCATGGCAATTTCGGACCAATTTTTAATCATAGTATCGAGATAATCATAAACTTCAATATTATTAAAGTTCAAAACCTGCACTAGTTTCAATATCTGTTTCCAAGCCGGTACTGACTCTAGATAGTCTGATACTTTATTAAATTTTTTAGGAATTTTAGACGTATCAGTCTTTGGTACTGCGATACGCCCTTTAAAATCTCTAGTATATTTATATAATATTTTGTTGTACATATTAGCTATTTTTTCTATTAATATCAACTCACTCATTTTCTTATTAATATTATTAAGAAACGAAATATTTTTATTTGTCATCATAACTCCTGTACCGCTCCTTTACTAAATAGTCTATAAACTTTACTATATTATCGGCTCCATACTTTTCTGCTAAATAATTATTTTCCATTATATAATTGTTTACTATATTTCGTAAATAGCCAACGCTTCTTTTAGATATTATACCATCATAGTTTATCGTATTCTCATCTTTATTTATTATCTTACCATATTTATTCTCAATAAAAGTTAATATGTTGCTCAAGCTCTGATAAATATTTGCTATTAACTCTCTATAAAACCTCTTTTTACTCTTGAATAAACTATTAAATTTAAATTCAATGTTCAAGTCTAAATCGTTCTCAATCTTGTATATCATATCATTAATTATATCATCATTTTTCACATTTGTATAATAGAAATTTAAGCAGTCTTTGAGATTGCTTAAATATTTGTAAATTATGTATATGGACTCTTCTAATTCAAGGGGAATATTTTTACACGTGGGCTTGAGTTTAAAATCCTGAGAATTAAAACTATCATCAGCTTGGTTATTAAATACTTTCATGCTTATAGAAAAAACTATATTATCTAAGTTAATATCATCACCTTCACTATCAATATTCTTTATTAAATCAGTATAACTTAATTCATAAGTCTTGGTCTTCTTGTATTTGTTATAATATTTAATGGCGGTATTCTTAATAATTCTGTTTAGATATGCATACAATCTACCTTTATCCGGATCAAACCTCTTAAGAGATCTTATTATCTCATACATACATTCAGCAATAACATCATCTCTGTTATTTATGATGTAAGTATTGTAACTAAATTCCTTGTTTAACATTCCGTTGATAAGCTTATTTATAGACTTGTAAAACTCATTAAATGAAGATTCATCTCCATTTTTATATTGTTTAACAAGTTTAATCATTTCTTTCTCAGAAAAATAGTTGTTAGATTTATTTTTAACCATACCTGTAGTTGTATTCATAATATTATTTACACTCCTTCATTATATGTTATAATTATAATCTATTTATCGTAACTCAGCGGTTTGAATATAAAAATCGTCTTTTATCTTAATTGAACCTCTCCCACTTACGCTTCGCTAAGAAGTGGGAGATTCATGAGAAGTTTGGTAGCTTACACTCCCCTTATTCTCAATGGGCTGTCCAATCGCCCATTATCCCTTGAAATCTCTATTGCTTTGGGAATACCTTTTCTGCCGCAAGCTCCAGTATTTCCCCCAACCGCTCGACCTGCCACTGTCGCTCAGCCTCCCGTGCGGCCCGCGAGGCGTCCCGTGCGGCTGCCTCTTCGGCGGCCCATGCGGCGTACCGTGAGGCGGCCAGTGCGGCCCCCTCGACGGCCCATGCGGCTGCCCATACGGCGGCCAGTGTGGCGTCCTCTGCGGCCTCCCGTGCGCCCCATCCGGCCTCCCATGCGACGGCCTCTGCGGCGGCCCATGCGGCGTCCCGTGCGGCGTTCAGTGCCTCCACATCAGCTTTCCCCTCGGCGTACCGCCTTGCTACCTCTATGGCCTTGCGGGGGTTGTCGTCGTCGTAATACGCCTCGTATAATGGCAACACCCGCTCCGCACAGTCGCAGGCAAAAAGCCGGGCTGTATGCTCATTCCAGCCTGTGCACTCACGGGTAAGGCGACAAGTGCGGGTAACAGATTTATTGTCTTCGTGCACAATCTCGTCACCGGGCTCAGCCTCGAAAATCCGCTCACCGAGCCAATCCGGCAGTTGCTCCAGCGTCACGATGTGGTAACCGTTCCGGCACGGCTCCAACTTACCCTTCACCTCCGGCATCCACTCGCCGGGGGTCCACGTGCCGTCCGCATTGCACGTCGGCAGAGACCATTCGGCATCGCCACCATGGCAGGAGCGGCCGTTCCTGTCTAAAACCTTGTAATATTTTGCCATCACTCGCCACCTCCAAAAGATTATGTTAGCGATTCATCTCCATCCTCTTTAGGATGGAGTCTTCTTGCTATTTTCTGATAAATTTTTGGGTGTCTTCTAAGTTTTTGAATACTGCTTCAAAGTATACGTCGCTATACATAGAATTAACCACAGA